CGGCTACCGCCATCTTAAAACTACCAACCAAAAAAGCCAACCTACTAACTTCTTAGGTTGACCTCATAATACGAAAAACGCCTACTATGTGGCGCTATCTGTAATCTATTCAGCTTCCAGTAACGCAGAAACATCTTCGCGAATAACGGACGGCACTTGCTCCAATGTCTTCAAACCCTTTTTAATAAGACTGGCATAAATTGCTGGCATCAGTTCCTGCCTCCCTTCAAGGAAGTGACATCAGCTTGCAGCATCAACCTTAACTCGTACAGATCGGTTAGAGCGACCTGTGCACTTGTGGCATCCTGCTGGGCTGACACAGCTTCTTGTTTTGCTTCAAGCAACTGCTCATAAGTATCAGTGAGAGCAAGCTGTAAGAGTTCAACCTCCGTCAACTCAGGTGGTTTATTTTCCTCAGCTTCTTGATATGCCTCCCAAGCTGCTTGAGGTTCGGCTTCTGTTGGTTGTGGTGCGCCCAAGTTCCATACTGCAATATACGGTCCCCGCTCTGCTGTACTACGATTAACATCTTTGGTTTGACCTAAATTCTTTGGTGATATATCAAATGCTATAGCCATAATTTCAATTAAGAACCGCTGCCATTCAATGAAAAGTGCTTTATCATCTGTTGTCCCTAAGTCAAGGACAGAGGTTCCTTCAAAGCCACCTAAGATGGGCATCTTCCCTTGACCCATAACTTCATTAGTCCAGAAATCATTGAAAGCTTTAGCAGCATTTTCATCTGAGTTCTTGCCGAGGTTCATTCTTATATACATCATTTCAGATGCCTTTAGATGAATCGCTTTTCCGTCAACTCGCTGAGCAAATCTATATGAATTCGGCTTTCCATCCCATTGTGGAAAGAGGTCTATCGTAAAGGTATCCACTGGATACATCCTAAATGGTCTTAGTGGATCTCCAGACCTCAGCATTTCAGAACTACCCGCACTGCATACAAGCATATCTTCAACGATTTGTTCTAGCCATGAACGAAAGGAATCTCCTAAGTTGGGCTTGAGCAGTGCGCGTTCAATTGTTTTACATAAGTCTTTGTATTTTTCACTGTCATTTTCATCTATTGCAGCTACGGACCAGTTCAACTTTGTGATATCTGTCTTTATCACATTAATAGCTCTACGTGGTATTGGTGACTCACTTAATGTTCTGAGGTTTGTGGGAGTTCGTTTTGGAACTGGTTGAGCATTTCCACTACGAGTCCACCATCCAAATGACTGCGAATACGCCGCAGTTTGTCGATCCGGTTCATTCTTTGTTCGACCAGCTGCAAGCCAATCTATTAGGATTTGTCTTACACCCAAAGTTGTTCCTCCTTTCTTGGACAATAAAAAAGAAGGCAGGAAATGTTTCCTGACCTTCTAATTTCGCTCATACTTCTATGAATTAAGAATACCATTGGTTTTATTCGGTGTTACTACGGGTTTCGCACCTCTCATACTTTCCTATTTCTACTCTCTTGATAAGTCCCAATTGAATATAGTTTGCGATCATACTTGATGCCAGACTTTTTACTCTAGGGTCGTTTTCTTGATAAAAGACTCCACGAACATCCTCAATTGTAAATATATCACCAGGCTTCTGCCTATATATATACTCTTTAATTTTTCGCTTAATTGTTTGATAATGAATTTTTGGTTCATAATCATAAGTATTCTCAATATTTAAGGACGTTTTGAGCGAATCACTAAATTCCTCCACTTTACTTTCAATAATTTCAACAGCGTTATTTTTATCAATATTTTGTTTTTGTGAGAATGTCTCCAACAATTCGTCTTTAAATATCTTCAATTTTTCATCAATAGTTTCATCTTTGTTCTGATTAAAAACAGTGGGGTCTATTTTTTCAAATTTAGTATCAATTTGACTCAGTTTTTCACGCATTTCTCCCATGACAAGATAGATCTCATCTTTTACTTTATCGCCTTTAGTCGCTTCTCTCACAGATATGTAAATCGCTACTGCAGCTAGAGCAATTGAAACAAATGTTGAAACATATGAAACAATCTGCATCATCCAATTGTTATACACCAATGCCATCCCGTGTGCAAACACTGTAAATACGAGTAACCAAATCCAATCCAACGTTCTCCACTTCATTGAAGATAGACTCCTCTATGCGAATATTCTCTTATTTTATATTTTTCAGCGTACATAAACATGATCAAAATAATAATCATTGCTTTTATTTTCAAAGGAAATATCTATCAAAACATTCGCTTCAGTACTATCTTTTCCGACTTTTACTGAAGTGTGTTCAAATTTGTCCAGTGGAAACTTTTTTAAAAAATCCTCCGCCAAAGAAAGACCATCAGTTATAGCTACCTCTTCTTTTTTCAAACTACTCGGGACGGTATCAAAGAAATGCTTTGTTACAATGAAACTGATTATATCTTCTTTTCTTAACCTTCTTATCTTTTCTATTGTACGATACACCATATTGTATTTATCGCAAATTAACGGTCGTAAGTACTCTCTAAAAGCTACGTACTGCATAATTTCATTTGGATCATCGTGATATAGACTCATATACTCTTTTGGTGTTTGGAGGATCGATTTCTCTAACGAGTAATAATCTTCCTCTAAGAAATTTATAGGATATTTATCTTTCGGAGTTACTATTAACAAGACATGACGTTTACTTTTCCCTTCAAGTCTATCAATGTAATTGTGTATGCTCAAAAAATCCCTCTTCTCTTTTTTCTTTATTAAATACGATTCCACATCCTCTTTATTGTAACACTTCCATTACTAGGAATCATTAGATACTTATTGTGTGTCTAGAAGTAAATATTAGATTGGCTTATTGTGGATTTACTATAGATTATCACTTACACAACATGATGAATTTAGTTATAGTTTAGTAGGAAATTAAAATAAAGAAGAGGTGATTTACATTGGAATATAATTGTCCACTATGTAATAGTCAATGTTCAGTAAGAGGTGAAGAACTTATTACTATCACTTGTGATACTTGTGGAATATTTAAAATAACACGAGAAGCATATGATGACTTACCTTCAGCGAAAGAGTTAACTAAACATTTGGTCAAAATTTCATCCTATACCAGAAACAGAACATTACAAAAGCTGCCACCCATTACTTTATTCTTGTATGATGCTGATTCAACAAATGTAACACCACGTATTACAATAGATGATGCCATTAAAAGTTTCCCTTCAATTTCAGAGCGCCTTGACAAAGCTTTACTAAATTTAACTTTGCTATCAGAGTACAGTGGGGCATCCATCGAAGTCCTTCATAGAGATTACCCACTCTTTTATCCGGATTCAACCGAATTATCAGCCGCAATGTTTATAATGCAACAATTAATCGATGAGGGATATATAAACGGTGCCGCAGGGTTTAGAGCAAACCTCGTAGTAACCACAAAAGGTTGGAAACGTATATCTGAAATTGAAAAGAATACTGTTAATACAAATCGCGCATTCACAGCTATGTGGTTTGATGATTCTATGTTAAGCGTTTTCAGAGAGTTTATTAGTAAGGCAGTAATAGATACTGGGCATGATCCATTTATCATTTCTATGAAGGAACATAATGATGACATAAATCATCATATAATTGCAGAAATTAGGAATAGCAAATTCATGATCGCAGATTTCACGGGTCATCGTGGAGGTGTCTACTTTGAGGCTGGGTTTGCATATGGATTAGGGCTTCCCGTAATATGGACATGTCGAAAAGATTGGTTCAAGAACAATATTAGCAATCAAGTCGAGGCACTAACCACAGAAGGTGAAAAAGTTATAATAATTCAAGAGGAAAATAGGAACATACACTTCGATTTAGAGCATTACAACTTTATCATTTGGGAAAATGGCGAGGATCTATACGACAAACTTTACAATAGAATCAGGGCTACTATAGTATAATTTTTATAACAGCTCACTATGGCGTAGTGGGCTGTTATTTGTTTATGTAGATATAGTTTCGAACGAATAGCTACTGTCAGTTTGTACGTTAGCGAAGGCCAATACAAATCCGTCTGCTCTATCCGGTGACTGTAAACCTCGCTTCTTCATATCCTCTTTTCTTTCTAGATAGATCCTACCGTTGCTGCCCATACGCCACTTTCTCGACGTTAATTGTGTGACCAGTTTCTCGTCATCCGGCAATTCAAGAACACCTGGAACACCCAACATAAAGTTGCTCATGTTCTCTTCCAACAGTTCTTTAATATGGCCCCACATTTCTGACCCAAGGTTTCCGTAATGTTGGTCTTCTGCTGAAGATCCGTTATTAACGCCATAACCGAGACCCTTCTCATCGTTTATCTCATTTAATCGGTCGGTTACTGCTCTGCCTATGCCGCTATCATCGACTCTGATTTCTACTTCATTCACTTCTTTTCGTTCTGCCTTAATATCATCTACGAGCCTAAGTACCCATCCAGTAGTGGTCATAGTGTCCTGTTTATGGTGGAAGTGACTCTTTGCCACTTTGCCACCGATCTGCCCATATATCGTGGTTTCATCATCACCGAAACGAGCAACGTCTACGCCAACAATGAGTTTATGACCCTTGGATTCAATACGAACATCATTCTTAGCGAATTCAGCAACTTCTAGCGCGATAAATGTATCTGATTCACCTCGTGGAAACTCGCCTTCAACCCGTACACGCCATACATCGGAGCCATCTCCATACTTGCGCTTAAGCATGTCAATATTCTCTTTGCTGGTCCTTGTACTGTTCAAACATGAGACCTTGTGTGTCTTGTAGTCACATCGATCCTTATTATGCGAATCATAAAAAACGCCGCTAGTGCGTGTTGGATTACCACACATGAGCAGCTTGTTGTACTCGCCAGATAATGTACCTAAGATCGCTTCCATTATTCGATCATCGACGCCTGATGCTTCATCAACAATGAACAACATGTAATCTTCATGAAATCCCTGCATATTCTCAGGCTTTGTGGCTGTCCGAGCAGTTGCAAACCAACGTTCTACATTTTTACGCATATATATTTTCGTTTTGGTCCATTTAAGGATTCGCTTCAGCAATGGGCTCTTTTCTTGCCATTTGCTAATTTCAGCCCAAAGAACGTCATGTAGTTGCTGCCGCGTTGGTGCCGTGCAAACTACCTTCGGAAAGGGAAAGCATGAAAGGAATCAAAGTGCGACATTTGCTTCAAGGCCTGTTTTACCCACTCCCTGTCCTGATCGAACAGATACCAGTCGAGACGATGCGATGTCCATTAACACCGCTGCTTGCCATTCATCTGCGCTGAAATTTAATATCTCCTTGCAAAAAAGAACTGGGTCTTTGCGATAGACGGGTATCCTCTTTTTGAAAGCCATGAACCGCCGCTTTGTCTCAGGGGAATCATTAAACATCTGCCTCGACCGCCTTTACCCAATCTTCAATGAGATCATCATCAGCATTGCCATCGCCTTTTTTCAGTTTTTCAATAGCAACTTTGGATTTCTCAATTTCCAACTTCATTCTTTCCAATTTCAAACGACGCTCATCTTTTTCAGGGGCAATCTCAATGAACTGCTTTATCGCAGATCTAAGCTCCTTCATAACAGTAGCTTCAGCTTTTATGGCGCTGTTGTACTTATCCCAGGGTTGTTGATATTCCCATTCTTGTTCGGTGCCAAACATACCCGGTTTTTTCTTAGTCAGTACCTTTGTAACATCTTTCTTATCTTTAACAAAAGTGATACGTCTGCCCCAAATAAGTCGTTGATACAAACTAAGAATGTTCTCCCAGATCATATCTGCTGGGCTCATGGTTTCTACAATCTCACGTATCTCCATAAATTCGAGGTCCTGAGGCATGAACTTGCTGAAGAATCCATGTTTTAGTGCTTTTTGATTTCCTTCGGGGCCGCCTATGCCCCCTTTATTTCCCTTGGCATTCTGATTGCCCATCTTAGCTCTCCGAGGTCTGCCCGATGCAGGTATCTCATCCCATTTATCAACGCTTTTCCACCTGCGAACCATCGAAGGATTGAGACCAAGTTCTGCTGCAACTTCGCTCAGTTTCTTCTGCCGCCCACTTTTCAACCAGATCTTTAACGCTTTTTCTCTATCAGGGCTTTTCTCCCTTGTCAACTAACTTCACCTCTGTTCTACTACGTATTTGAGTTGGATTCACTTTTGAAAGGTCTAAATTGGTCAAACGTTACTAATGAAAATAAGCCTGAGAGTTCTCTGAGGCTTTGGGTTTCTGCTGTATTCTACAAATAATTGGTATTTAAATTCACTACAGTATATATTGTATGTCATTCGTAAAGTGCGGATTTCCCTTGATACGTTTTGTTTTATTCTTTATTCCCCAGATTGAATTCATCATTGTCCTATTATAGTGAATTCATTAGAGCTCAAAGTCCTCTAAAGCATCGTCTAAGGTATCTTGGAGTAGTCCTACATACCTCAAAGTTATCTTTTCTTCCCAGTGGTTAAAGTGATCCATTAGTAACGCTATGTCTTTCGTTTCGAGGTACAATCTATATCCGAATGTCTTTCTCATAGAGTGGGTGCCGATTTTGGCTGCACCTCTTATAATTTTGTAGGCCATGTTTGGTGAAATAGGCTGTATTTTACCTCTTTTTCGCTTTCTGCTTGGAAACAAATATTCGAAATCTGCTTTATCCTTAATGTAGGCATCAAGAGCCTTGCGAAGCGATTTTCTAATCAATACACTCTTTTCCTTTTTGGTCTTTTTCTCAATAATTGTTATGTGCGTCCCCTTAACATCGCGCACCGTAAGGGGAAGTATATCAGAAAGAAATACGAAAGCATGTGTTGATTCCAATAAAAAACATGATGAAGTCACGAATGTTCTTGAAGTATAAATATTTTTTCATGGCATCTAGTTTTTTAGGATCTCGTATTGGTTGTACGAATTTCATTTCATCACCTCCTTTTTAGAGTTAAGGAAATATCTCCTGAGCATAAGAAAAAGCGCCTCATTGGGCGCTTATGGGTAAAAATTTTTGTTATGTATAACCTAACAGTGATTTGGTACATTTCTCCTACGATATTTTATAATAGGAAAATATTTAGTCATTATTTAATTAAATAATTTAGCTTCACCGATTGCCCCAAAAGCTCTGTCGAAGGTTTTCCCAGGAGTTTCGAATAAAATCCTGAATTTCAAAACACCAGTGAGATCTATATTTACAGGAAATGGATTATCGCCACCCTTGACAGTAAAATGGGATATCTCTTTTTCGTCTCCGATAAATGTAATTTTTACATCTTCTGTATAATTCTTGGTACTATCATCCACACCTAGATTTCCTGTGAATTTTTTATATTTTCCATTCAAGTTATAATCTACGCTAACGCTTTTTGCTGAAAAATTAAGATAGGCATTTATGCCTTTTTGGTATTCGTTCCCCGCGATTGTAATTTTTCCTCTTGAGTAATTTTGATCAAGGTCTAAAGTGCCGCTATCTCCATCCATCCTTGCATAGGCAAGATCGCTGAGATATTTGAAATCCCCTTCTTTTTGCCCGATCCAAATGGTTTTATTTTTACCATCCCAAGAAATTTCTTTACCAGTCGCTTCAGCAGCAAATCTAAGAGGAACATAAGTTGTACCTTGATAAATAAACCCCTGTCCTGTAGTAGGTACTTTCTGTACACCATCAACCACGTACTTCAAATTATCGTATATCACTTCAATCTTTGCAGTATTCGCAGCAAATACTGATGCTCCTGTAACCATTGACCCAATTGTCAGTCCTAGCACTAAACCTTTTACCTTGTCTTTCATTTGAAATATCCTCCTACATAGTCTATTATACCCATAGTTAATTTCGACTTCAAAATACATTTCCCTTTATTTTCAGACAATTAAAGATATTTTTTTATATAACGCTTCAAAATATAATTCGATCAATTTAATCTTATCATCACATCATAAGAACAGCCGATAATGCTTAGGTTTCAACACGCTTATCAGGCGTGTACCCAGCACTAGCCCCTATAGAAAGCCATCGACTGTTTTTATGATGCGCCTATTATCCGTAAGCGCCTCGGTATGTTGTGTAATATCAGGCGGTAATTTATAACATGCGGCTACCGCTAATCCGCCATGCCCCGACTTGGGCAACAATGCGCACCTTTAATGCTTCGGGGTATTCCCCTCTGTGCGCTGTCTCCAATTAATAGTTCGCCCCGGTTATTTAATTACGTATCCGGTCCACGTTCTCGATCCAAATCTTTAGCCGCTGAGATCACGGTTGCCCAGGAGGTGTTCGGGTATGAGCTGCGGTGTGATGTCCCATCACAGATTGCCGCAACCAGATATGGAATGTTTCAGAAGTCTCTTTCTTCCTTGTTTTTATTGTATATGAAAGATAGTGTGCTTACGCTACGGATAATCACCTACCGTTCTCAAGTCTATTTTAAAAAAAAATTGAAAATATAATCAGTTTTTGAATTGAACGATAAGCATTTAAAACTTGCAAAAGTTGGAATAAAAGCTTAAAATCAAGGTAGCCAAAACAAATTCAAGTTCCGTTTGCCACATATTCGGTAATCGACTTGGAGTGTTTCATTTTCTAAGTTCTTTGGAAGTATCCGTAATACATATTGAAGTTGAACCAAGGAACGGAAAAAAGGGAGGTGCCCTAGCCAGGTGCACTCCCTTTTTCTTTTTCCTAATAAATTATGTGTGTTCCCCCGATTTGTTAAGCTTCTGAGCAGCGACCTTCATTTGAATTCACCCTAGAGTTTGACCGATCAGAGAGCCACTCTAATCATTCAAAATTTGGAACTCAGTAGTTAATCTCAGTTTCTACTCACTAACTTATGTAGGAAGATCAGGAAATAAGAAGAATAACCGTCAACACTACCACTAGTACATTACATACTAATGACAATGCCGTCATCATAGCCATAAACAAATTAAAATTATCGTTTGTCACGATTCATCGACCTCCTTATATCTAGGCGGTCTTAGATCGCAAGTAGAATTATACCAAATTGTACCTTTTATTGTCGATACTTAAAAAAAATGATTTATTAGAACGGTAGATATCGAAACTTTAATTCTATTGTAATATTTAAGAAAAGTCACAAATCTCCTTTTTTAAAAATTTATTCTTTGCAATTGACAATTAATCTTAAACCTATTTCTCCCTCTTGACTCGTCCCCAGCCGTAGTCAATTGTTACGTAATCCAGTGTTCCGTTAAACAGCAGCTTGTTCGTAATGTTAATTTTAGGTGTCTTTATAATTTTGTTAGGGTTTATTGAGTATAAATCCGACTGGTTCCGATTCTTAAAACGTTGGAATGGAGACGACAATGCACGCAACAGTGGTATGATGGATATCAGTACAGGCGCTCTTTTTATGGTGATTGGCATTATAGTTCTCCTCTTGTCTCCTTAATTCCCAGTCCCACGGCTTCGATTTCACCGTCCAAACCTTATCCTTATACCTTCTTTACGAGATTCGTAGCATGAGTGCATAATTACTTGATCTTCTGGCTTTAGTCTAGATTTCTTGAATTTTGACAGGAAGAACTCCCGCAAAAGCCCATAGGCGTTCGCATTCGAACCATATTTATTTTGAACGCATTAAGAGATATAGGAAATAAGGCACACTCAGCATTGTTACAATAATCCCAGCAGGAATATCCGACTTAAAGCTGACCGTTCGAGCAATCGTATCCGCTACAAGCAGCAATAGGGCACCAATAAGCGCTGAAGCTGGTAGAAGTACTTTGTAGTCGTGACCTACCAGCTTGCGAGCCACATGCGGACTAATCAATCCAATAAAGAAGATCGAACCCCCGAGGGCTACACAGCCAGAAGCAATACCTACCGCCGCAATCGCCAAGCGCAAAAATTTCCGCTTTACAGCGACTCCTAATCCTATCGAAATATCGTTGCCTAGCACCAAAACGTTCAATGTCCTAAAATTAGAAAGAATATATGCGAATAGCAGCAACACCCACGGTGCCAGCAAGCTGATATAAGACCACTTGTCCCCCCATAAATACCCTGCTTGCCAACGCTGCGCAAACTCATACTTCTGGTCATCAAGCTTTAAAGTCAGGAATAACGACAGAGCACTTAACCCCATATTAATCGCAACACCAGTCAAGACAAGTCGTGTAGAAGAAATCATACGATGTTTTCTATAGGCTAGAACATATATCAGAGCTGCTGCCAGCAAACCGCCCAAGAATGCCATAGCTGGTAGTAATAATGTTATAGCGGTGCCTTGAATCCCTACAGTTGAGATAATCAGCAACACCATAAGACCTGAACCTGAGCTAATACCAAGCATGCCGGGATCAGCCAGATCATTGCGCAGCAACGCCTGCATAACAGCACCTGCCAGTGCCATCCCAAATCCAACAA